CTCGAATGTCCAACGAGCAGACAATTTACGAGTTTTAGCTTCAACTGTTTGTTTCAAGATTTGAATTGACATACGGTTACCTGGTTGGCCTTCTAAAGTAGCTGTAGAAGCTGCCTTAGCAGTTGCACTTTGGTTTCCTGAGTATGCCTCAGCAATCTTGAATGGGCTTAATGCCTCTTCACCAGCTACAACGCCAGCACCTGTTGAACTGTCCGCATAACGAACACGTAAAGTGTGGATTTGACCAACTGGGCCAGTCATTGGTTGTACACCAACTAACTCGTTAGCGATAACGGTTGGCATAACGCGACGGATTACTGGAAGAATCACGCGATTTAGGGTTGCAACGTTGCCAGCAGAAGTAGCACCAGCTGTTGGAGATTCCATCAAATACTTACGAGTATTTTCTAGAGTAACTCCCATTACTGATTTTTTAGTGCCTTGTAAGCCTTCTAATAGGGCTTCTTTAGTCTCTGCCCAACGTCCTGTTAGTAGTTCTGACATTTAAATTCTCCTTAAATTTTTAGTCCTGCGAGTTTGCGGATGTCGATGATGTTGCTATCGGTCTCGCTATCGCTGCTACGATTGGTGTTGGAAATTTTATTTCCTGTTACTTCTTTTGCCTCTACTAGTGCCTGTTTTTTCTGCGGAGCTTTTCCTGCTGTACCGTTAAGTACTGCTGGTAGATACTTGTCAAAACTTTCGTTTAGCTTTGTAGTCTTTACGCTCTCCATCAACTCACCCATGATTTCACGTTGTTCCTTCGATAAAGGAGCAAGTAACTCACTCATGATTTCTTTTCTTTCTTGGCTCTCTTTAAGAGCACGGATTGTAGCTTCTTTACTTTCTAGGATTTGTTCAGCTTTTACAACTGCCTGTGCGGCTTCTTGCATAGCTAAATCTTTCAAGTCTATGACCTTGAGTAATTTTGCTGTTTCCGATTTTTCATTCAAGTAAGACGCTTGGTACTCTGAAGCAAAAGCTTCAAATAACTTGCGGCCAAAGTCTTGACGACGAGCGGCTTCGATGTCTTCTTTTAGACTTCATACTTCAGAACGTAGTCCTTCAGTAACTGTCTTTTCAACCATCTTAGCGGCACGTTGAACAAAGGCTTCTTTTACCTTCTTGATTTCTTCACGTCCTTCGCGAACTAGGCGTACCTTAGTTTCAGCTAGGTCACGTTTATCTTGCATAAACTCTGTAATTTCTTGAGCTAGAGCTTCAACTACGAATTGTTCTAACTTACCAAATTTACTTGCCATTGCAACTTGATCTTCGTGTAGTTCTTTAACTTCTTGAGCTAGTTGACGAGTTACGAATTCCTTCATAACTTCAGCATCTTGCTTCATCTTGACAGCGTACTTCGCTTTCATTTCAGCTAATTGACTACGATCATCTGCAAATTCAACAATTTCCGCACTTAACTGTTCAGAGATCATGCGATCTACTGCTTCAATCATTGCGTTCTTGTCATGCTCGTATTTTTGTGCAAATTCTTCACGTAATTGTTGAGCTACTTGTTCTTTATTCTCGTTAATACGAGCTTCCCAAGCGGCTTCAATTTGCCCTTGAATCTCTTCAGAAATCACATTGTTTTCGAATAAACCTTTTAGTGCATCCAACATATGATTCTCCTTGTTATTGGAGTTTGCTTATTATTGATAATAAGCTCTCTTTGAGATATTTCTGTGCTTTAGGATCTTCCTTAACCTCTTGCGCTATGCGCAAGGCATTATAACCACCGCGATTATTCATCAAGTGTTCATAAATTGGTGTAGGATATGCTCCAGGAGCACTAGGTTGAGCTACCATATCTACTGTGATAATCTCAAAATCTGATACTTCACCGGATCCGTCATCTCTGACGTTTCCGGATCCGCGGCTTGAAACACCTAATTTTACTCCGCTTTCCAGCATAGTGCGGATTAGTTGTCCCATAGGGGTTGGTAAAATTTTCAGTTTACCGTAACCGTTAGGACCGTCCATCCACATATTAACAATCATGTGAGAGACACGGTCCAGGTTAATTTTTAGATCATCTGGATGATCTACTTCTCCGAGAACTGAATAGCCGTTTTGAATCTGATCGTTAAGGGTTTTGACAGCCTTGCCAATCTCTTGCACCGGATAAACACGCTGGTTAGCGTTTCTTATACCGCCCTGGATGCAAATCCCGGACATGTATAAGTTTTTTCCTTCTTTGTCATCAGACTCAACGACCATTTTTGCTTCGTTGAAACTGAGATTCTCTCGGAGGTATAGTGACATATTATCTATGTACTCTTATTATTTCTTAATTGCTTTCAACACGCTTTGCTTGTTGTCAGCAGTTTCTTTCTTGCCAGCTTTCTCAGCACCGTGACCTGGTTCTGATTTCTTAAATGCTGTTTTACCAGCTTTAGAATCTACACGGTTTTGGATAGTACCTAGGCCGCTAGCTAAATCGCCTGCGTTTGGCTTTAATAAACCACCTGCTGTACCGCCTGTTGTTGTGCTGAATGACTTAGCGATATTAGCAGTTGTACCGCCCATATCGTTCTTACCAGCTACAGCTGACTTAGTGTTAACACCGTTGTCGCCACCTTTTGGTGAAGCAACTTTGTTTACATATTCCATCATTGGCTGTGCGTCCATTTCACCTTCTAGATCCATTTCGTCACCGCCCATGCCCATATCGTCACCGCCCATGTCATGGATGCCTGGGTGATCGTGCTCTTCAGCTTCTTCACCGGCCATTAGTTGTTCAAATTCTGCTTTTAGGTCTTCTAAAGCGTCTTCTAGATCCATTACGCGATCTTCTAATTCGCCTTCTTCACCACCTTCTTCTCCGCCTTCTTCGTCGCCGAATGGGTTTTCTTCACCATCTTCTTCGCCGTCGTCTTCTGCGTCGTCTTCGCTATCTTCTTCGCTGTCGTCAGCTTCTTCGCTGTCGTCTGCTTTGTCGTCGGCACTTTCTTCTTCCATGCCTTCTTCTTCTGTATCTTCTTCTACAGACTCTTCTTCCTCTTCCATGCCTTCATTTTTGTTGGCATAAGGATTTCCAGTGTCCTGGCTGCTGAAATCTTCAGCTAATAATTCTTCGTAAATTTCACGTGATTTTCCAACAACGATGTTGTGGAATATTGCCTTTGCTTGCTCTTGATCGTCATTGATCAAAGCTTCTAGCATGGCTTCAAATTGAGCGCGGTCAGTCATGTTTATTCTCCTGTGGGTTAATTAATGATACAAGGCTGTAATATATTTACACTTTTGTTAAAAAAGTGCATAGATATAGGCTAAAAAGACGTCATTTTATCTTTTTTTAATATTAAGCCGGTGGTTGAGCCGGGGTTGCGTACATAGAGTGTATAAAGTCTAGTTCGTTTTCCTGTTCTAAAATATGAGCTTCACTGCTCTTGCGAAGCTCATTAATTTGTTTTAGTGTTAGTCTTGTCTTACGTGTATCACTGCGGTGCATAATACCGTCGTCACGACCGGCGTCATAACGTAAATCGTTAGCAACGCTACGTGTATCTGGATCAATATAAAACAATTCTCTTAAAATCATAGTAGTATTTATACTGGAGGAGGTGTAGTTGGAGCGGCACCTGTAGCGCCTGCGGCTGTTCCTGCTTCAGCTGGATTCTCTTCTTCCATGCCTTCTGGTGGAGTCATGTCTGCGGCCGCACCTAAGTCGCCTTCAATACCGCCTGCACTTAATCCTGCACTACGCAATTCGCCTGCGGCATCTGTATGATCAGGCTGTCCTTTACCATTTTCTTCTGCCCACATGCGTTCGTTTTCTGCAACTTCTTCGTCGGTTAAACCTAAGAAACGTTTAGCGGCAAAGCGTTTACTAATAAAAGGCACTGCTTGAATTGTATTAAATGTATTAATACGCTCTGCGTCAATAGTTGCTTGACGTGAACTTGCAAAGTTCATTGGCGGATTAAAGTTTAATTCAAAGATATTTTGGTCAATGTTCATGCCTTTACCGTGCATGTACATCTTAAATTCTTCGTCAAATACCGCAGTTAATAAGTTCTGTAAACGTTCGCAATACTTGTTAAAACGTAGTTCTTGAATGTATGCAGTACCTACACGACCGTCATTAAAGTTA